AGTATCTGTTCCAGCTGCATTAGTAACAATTACATTAAGATCATCCAAATCAAAGAATGGAAAATCAATCGTAAGCTGAGTAGTATTAGCAACTACAGCTTGCGTGTATTGTACTCTTGCATCATCATCTGCTATTTGGATTGTCGCCATAATATCCTCTTATACATTGTTGGCTTCATTGCGTTAATTCACATCTATTCCCCAAAAACACCATCATAAATAGGGTCAAGATATGGAAGTGTAGATCCTGGGGTAACAAACCTAGCATCCTTTAATGTTTGCTGGTCGGCGTTAAAGGTAACAACATCCCCCATAATGCTAGAAATATTCATCAAATTGCTTGCAGAAGGCCCAAGAACAGCACCAGCTTTGGCAGTATCAGGCATAGTATATTGAGGCTGATCTGTTAGGAATGGTCTCATACCTAATTTATTATCAGACATTTTCTCTACTGCATTGTTAACATCCATAGCCCAACCTAAAACACCAGAACGATCAACTGCGTTGATAAGAGATTCATCAAAGCTTTCTTGCCTATCTATTCCGTACTGAGCTTTCTTAATTTCATTAACAAGACCAGCCATGGCAACTAGTAATGTAGCACCCTGCCAAAACGCACCATCACGCTCCTGCAAACCAGCAGTAGCCATACGAACCATAGCTCCCTGACCAAAAGATTTGAACTGAGTAAGCAAAGAACCAAACTCTGTAGATGTCCACAAAGCTCTATCACCAGCACCAGGGGTAATAATGATTCTTTCTACGTTCTGGTTTAAGGCAATACGAAACTTTAAACGCATTGCTGGATCAGTCCAATCGTCAGTATTGGGAAGTTTCTGACCATCAACAACTCGTCCATGTTGCTGAATTTGTTGACGCATACGATAAGCGTCCTGTCTATCAATGCCGTTCTTAAGAAGCTTTTCTCTATCTGCTTTTGACAATGACTCCCAAGTTCTTGTAAGAGCATCAGTCATACGCAGCATAGTTACGTTGCCAGCAAACTCTTTCATTACTTGGTTCCAGTAGTTCAAGCCATTCATCATAAAGAAGACACCTGTTGCTTGGTTCATTTTTCTCTCAAGAGCATAACGAGATCCAAACAAATCACCCATGTCACTAAAAGAGTGCGCTCTCAAACCAAGCACAGCATCTACAGCTACACCAGCAGCAGCTAGTTCTTTTTGTTTAAGGTTTTTTACATACTGAGCTTGCTGCTTAAATAGCATTGCAAAGCCTTTTTCGTTTGTAACCTTAAAGCCTTCGACCATAGTTGTTCTGAAAATATCTGGTACAGAAGAAATCATTGCCCCACCCATACCAACAAGAACATTGAAAGACTTCATCACACGAACAAAACGACTAGACAGAGCATGAGGATCTTTCGATGCGCCATATGTTCCACGAACACGATCACGCAAACCACGAATATCTTCTAGGTCACGCTCCATAGACTTGCTTAACTTTGCTTTTTCCGCAGCATTGGGGGCTTCATCAATCAAACGACTATAATCAGCAGTGATATCATCAATAACTGACTTCATATCAATGCTCCCATAACGTCCAGTAAGCTCGATGTCCATTCCCATTGTTTTAACGTGATGACGTAACAATGCTTCTATGTCGTTCTCAATAAACTCTTCTAAAAGCTCGTCAGGAATAGTAAGTGTAGATGCTTTTGACCCAGATGGATTGATAACAAAATCCAACTGATTAGCGGCATCATCAAGATCCACATATGGTCTGCTTCTGGTAACGGTATCCATTACGCTTTGAGCATAGGCTTTTGCAGACTGACGTGACATTCTTAAACTTGAGACTGCGTGTCTTTCAATAATTGCAAGAAACTCTTGAGATCTTTCCATAATCTTGTCAACACGGAAGATTCGAGGAACATAAGACAAAGCATTGTTAGCGGTTACGCCCTGCTCTCTTAGTTTAGTTAAAGCTTCTGTTAGCTGTGTAACACGAGCAGTATTATTAGCTGCTCTTGCTTTAGCAATATCTTCAGCAAGTTGCTTTTCAAATAACCTTACCTTATTGGCTTCATCCTTAATCAAATTAAATATTTTACGGTGTGATTGTGCAGCCTGAGTTACAAATTCAGATGCGTCATCCCCAATGCTATCAACGTCACCACGACGCATAGCTCTTGCCACACGGTTTCTAAATTGAGCTTCAGTCATTTTACCGCCAGAATCACCAACAAGATCACCGATACTTGTTCTGACCATTTGAAGGGATCTAGCTATATCACTTTGAGAAGCTACCTTACCTCTGTAAGCCAAGTATGCCTTATCTGATTCTGTTAGTGCTTGACGTAATGGCCCAAGATATTTTGCTCTAAAGGTAGATTCTACTGACTGATCCATAGCTAGATCTTGATCTACTTTTTTCTGCATCATGCCGCCAACATCAACAAGACCAGTTGCTATTGTTCTTACAAAAGCATTGGGACTGTTGAGCATACGCTTTACTGGATTCCAAGGTAGCTTTTCAAGACCAATGCCTGTTTCTTTTAATGCTTCCTGTTCCATTGTTGCATAAAGACTTTGACGATAACGCTCTGGAGAAACATTAGATCCGGCAGCTTTGTATGTTTGTTCCCCACCACTGCTAGAAGGGTTTTGTGATCTCATTGATGCTAGTGGCTTACCAAACTTTGAAGTTAAACCGCCACCAATAAGGCTTATTGCACTGAGCATCAAAGCAGAGTGAGAGGCATCACGATACTCATTCTGCGACTCAATTAACATCTGCTCTGGAACAAGTGCAGCGGCTGTAAATGCTGTACCACCTACAAACCTTTTTGTTCTTGTAGCAGCCGACATCACCCTTGCAGGAGCAAGTGGCAGTGCAGTAGTAGGTGACGTCAAAGAAGCTACTACTTGCGCTCCTGTGCTACCTGTAGCCGAAAGAAACGCCATGTCTTCAGCGTCTTGCTTCATACGCCTTAGTTGCATTTGTGATTCAGCTGGGCTGTTGTTATGACGGAACATCCATAACCCATCTGTACCACCGACTTCTCTGATAAGATCTTCATCTTGAAATGGATCATAACCCTTAACAGGCTTGTACTTTTCATTAGATGCTTCAAGCATACGATTTATTGCAGGAATAAAGTTGTTCTGCCTAAACGCAGCACCCCAAACATTAGAAAATGTTTCATCAAAAACAGCATAATCATACTGGTCTTGATTTCCCAAAAGAGAGCCAACTCTGTCTCCATAAACCTCACCAGATTTGCCATACAGTGTTGTGTAAGCATCTGTAATTCTTTTAGAGTCAGGCAACATGGCATTTACTTTGCTGGTCTTGCGATCAACAAAGTTTGGAGAGTCGTAAAAGTCTTGAGCGAACTCTGTGTTAGGAGATTCAAAGTCTACTATTTCCGTGTCAATTGGCTCTGAAATAGTAAAAAAATCTTGCTCAACATCCATCTGTGGTGTTTCAAAATCAACTTCCTCACCGACAGTGGTGGGGGTTGGTTGTGGCTCTCTAGACGCAGCAATCTGACCTTGAACTTGTGAAACAAGTTCCTCATTAGTCAATTGACGTGATGGTGCATCTGCTGGTGCCGTTTCTGCCAAGGTCAAATCAAGTCTTTTTTTTTGAAAATAATCTGCTTCTTTTTTCCTACGAGTAGGATACTTGTCTTGGAAATTATTTAGGTTTTTTACTGCACCATCCCAATCATCAGATGTAACTTGCTTCCAAAAATTAGGTGTTTCAGAAGCCAAGTCTCCATATTGAAATGCAACTGATGCAACAACTGTAGCCTTGTTCATAGGCAATTCATCAAATGACTGACCAGTAGCTGCTTGCCACTTAGAACGCAATCTGTTTACAGCTTCTTCTTTAGAAAACTCATCAATAATTTTGGCTTGCTCATTGCTAACTTTAAGATCACTAGCAACACTAGATGCTTCAGCACCTTTAATACCAAGATAAGGTGTCAAAGCATCAATGATGTCCTGAGGCAATCCCTGCAAGTCTGACAAGCTTCTA